TGGCCGATCCTACATTGGCAGCAATTCGCAAATTGAAAGACGGCAACGGGAACTATCTGTGGCAGATGGGCAACTACCAAGCTGGCATCCCGCAGAACATTTTGGGCTACAACGTCGCGGTCAATCAGTCGATGGCAAACGTGGGTTCTGGCGTTGATTCAAAGGTCATGTTGTTTGGTGATATGTCCAAGTTTTACGTCCGCAAAGTGGCGCAGCCTTCGCTCTACGTTGCGCGTGAACGCTTCGCACCTGACTTCGGAATCTTGGGCTACATTCGTTTCGATGGCGTTCTTGCCAACGTAAACGCAATCAAGCACCTTGCACTGGCCGCATCGTAAAGTCAGTTTTTTGGTGGGGCGGCAAGTTCGCCCCACTTACCAAGCTGAACCAAAGGAGGCAGTCATGCCAAAAGTAAAACTATTGACTTCGATGGCGGGCATTGATTTCTCGCACAATTCTGGCGACATTATTGATTGCAACGAGTCTGAAGCTGTAAGGTTTGTCAAAGCTGGCATTGCTGAAGCTGTCGCGGCACCCAGCGCAAAGGTCGAGCGCGCTATCAAAAAAACAGCCACCCGCAAAGCGATTTCTGAGGAATAATAATGGCCCAGCCTTTGCAGATATACAACGCATTGCAGCGCGTCACAGCGCCAGCAGCAACGCCTATCACTCTTACCGAAGTGAAGGCGCAGTTGCGGGTAGAAGGCTCTGACGATGACGCTTTGTTGACTCGGCTGATAAGCGTTGCGACGGCGTACACGGACGCAAAAGGCGCGCTTGGTCAAGCCATGATAACGCAGACATGGGCGCAATGGATGAACGCAAACCCGACGCAAAGCATTAAGGTTGTTCTTGGTCCCATCCAATCAATATCTGCGGTAAAATATTACGACACAAACGGCGCGCTGCAAACCGACGTCATTGGCAACTATCAAGTGTTCGGCACAAACTTTGCAAAAACAATCGAACCGAAGTCAGGCAACAGTTGGCCCGTTGCGCAAAACCGTTCAGACGCTATCGCCATTGAATACGTCACTGGTTATGGCGACGCAGCTACCGACGTTCCTGACACAATTAGGCACGCGATCATGCTTATGGTCGGGCATTGGTATGACAACCGCGAGCAAACGGGATTTGATGAGCTGTCAAACATTCCATTCGGATACGAGGCACTTTTGAACATGCATCGAGACTCTTGGTATGGTTAGGGCTGGCCTTCTGAACGAGCGCGCCACGTTCCAGCAACTTACTGCGGGCGCTGTTGACGCATATGGAAACAGCTATACAGGATGGATCGAAGCTGGGTCCCGTGCGGCTGACTTGCGCGAACGCACTGGCAAAGAGGCCATCGAAGGCGGCGCTTTGGCTGACGTTAGCATGGCGACGATGCGATGCCGCTCGGACAGCTTTACCGACACAATCACAACGGCCAATCGCGTCGTCATTCGTGGCTACACTTGGGCCGTCAAGAACGTGATAAAGCCCGACTCAAAAAACATTATGGTTGAATTTCTGATCGAGCGCGGGGTGGCAACGTGAAGGTCACTGGCCAAAAAAAGTTGATGAAGCAATTCAAAGACCTGCCTGTCGAAACGCACGCTGCGCTGAAAAAGTCGCTGTATAACAACGCAAAATTTGGCGCGCGCAAAGCTAAAGCAATCGTTCCTGTTGACAAAGGCCACCTAAAAACTGGCATAAATGCACAAGTTACTGAAAACGAAAAAGGCATATTCGCGTTTATAAACTTCAGCGATGGGTCAAAAGATGACGCGATAAAGATCGGGTCCGTCAATTATGGCCGCAAAGGGTCAGGCGGCGGCTATGGGTTTATCAAATACACAAAAAGCATTGTTGGGGCGCGCAGTGCTAACGCTGTGAAGCGGGCAATCAATAAGGCAATAAAGGATGCGGTCAATGGCTGATGGGTTTCTTTTGGCCTTGCAAAAAGGTTTGCGTTCTACACTTGCTGCCAACACAGACGTTTCGGCGATTGTGTCGGCGCGAATTTATGACGAGCCGCCACAACCTGTAGTTTTCCCTTACATCCGCTTTGGCGACATCAGCCCAAACGTGTTTGACACTGACACAACGCTTGGCGCGCTGGTTGACGTGAGCGTGCAGGCGCACAGCAGGTCTGCATCGGGTCGCGTGGAAGCCGCGCAGATGGCGGAAGCGATCCGCGCCGCGTTACACCGTCAAGAAGCGTCAGTGACGGTTGCGGGACATAATTTGGTTGAATTGATATTTGAAGGAATATTAGTTACAACCGACACAGATGGGCGTGGTCATACGGCTGTCGTCTCACTTCAGGCAATGCTTGAGGAAACCGCCTAAATCGCGCAGTAGGCTTGCGCTTGAAAAATGGAGGCCATCATGGCTAAACAACTAGGTCGCGCCTTGCTGGTCAAGATCGGCGACGGCGAAAGCGCAGAAGCGTTCACAAACCTTTGCGGGTTAAATTCAAAGTCTTTGACGATCAACAATTCGTCCATTGACGTGACAACGCCCGACTGCACTGCACCTGAAGGCGCATTGTGGACGCAAACGCTGGCTGGACTCAAAAACGTCTCTGTCAGCGGTGACGGATTCTTCGAGGACAGCACGGCAGAAGCCCGCATGAATACAGTTGCTATGGGCGCAGACAATTCTGTGAACATGCAAATCGTTGTCCCTGATTTCGGCACCTACGCAAGCGCATTTCGCATCTCATCGCTAGAATTTGGCGGCGAATCTGAAGGCGGCGTGACTTACTCACTGAGCCTTGAAAGCAACGGCGCTGTCACGTTTACGGCTGCTTAATGAGCATTGCCGCTGAAGCATTGCGTGGAGGTGTCGCTGAATATATCGGCGACACCTCCTACCAGTTCACACTGCGCAATCGAGAAATTGAACGATTTGAAGACAAGCATCGCGGCATCTTTGATCTGTGGGACGGGTTCTTCGGACGCGGGACCAAGCCTACATCGACAGAAGTGCGCGACCTTATGGCGCTGGCCCTTGTCGGAGGCGGCAAAAAGGATCACGAAGCCGACGAAATCATATCAGGCTGCGGCCCTGATGACCTAATGCGTTTATATCAAATCGCGCAAGCTGTCGTGGGCGTTGCGTTCATGCCAGACGCGGCTGATGACGCAAAAAAAAAGACGGAAGCGGGCCTCAACCTAAAAAATTGAACGTCCGCGCTATGATTTCAAACGGGATTGTCATTGGGTTACGCCCAGAAGAAATTCGTGATATGATCCCGAAAGACACATGGCTCATTTTTGAAGGCTGGAGCAAAGCGCACAGTCCGAAGAAGGCAGGCGATGACGCGATGACAGCGGATCAGTTCCGCGAACTTGTGAGGCGAGTGGATGGCGATTAGTGCTGAGAAGCTAAACATTATTTTATCGGCCCGTGATAAAGAGTTCACAAAGGCAATGGACCGCAGCCAAAAACGTGTTGCACATTTTGCCAGCAAGTCACAGAAAAACCTATCCAAGACGGGCAAGTCTTTTAACGCTTTGGGCGATGCAGCCAAGCGATTAGGGCCAGCACTGCTTGCTGCGTTTTCCGTTGCAGCCCTTAAAGGCGCTCTTGACGGCGCGGTGGCGATTGGCCAATTGGCAAAGATTGCGGGCGTAACAAACAGCGAATTTCAGGTGCTTGCGTTGACCACGCAGGAGTTCGGCATTGAGCAAGACAAGCTGTCTGATATTCTCAAGGACGTCAATGACAAGTTTGGTGATTTTACGCAGACTGGCGCTGGCCCGCTTGCCGACTTCTTTGAGTTTATAGCGCCGAAGATTGGCCTGACGGCTGACGCATTTGCAGACCTGTCATCGGATAAGAAATTGGGCGCATATGTAAACGCGCTGCAAGAAGCGAACCTTTCGCAAGCGGAAATGACGTTTTATATGGAGGCCATCGCAAGCGACAGCACGGCACTGATTGGCGCTTTCCAGAACAACGGTGCAGCCATTGACGTCATGCGTGGCAAGACTGAGAGCCTTGGCGGGGTTCTTGAAGATGACGTTATCGAAAAAGCAAAAGTTGCAAAGCAAGAACTTGCGCTAATGTCAGCGGT